TGTAGACGTGATATTCTTGTCCCACACAGGCCTAAAGAGCTTCGGGAGAACAATTCAAGAAAAGTCCATGCCACTAAGCAGTTTATCCGGTACAATTACTACGGACATTATTCAGGTACTCAGGGAAGCTAACGAAGTCTACAAGTCTGTGTATCACCCAGAGGAAAACTTCTACTTGCTTACTTTCGTAAACCAGAACATTACCTATTGTTTTGACGTAAGAGGGACACTAGAGAATGGGTCGTACAGAGTGACACGCTGGCCCGGAACTAGCTTTACGTGCTACGAACGAAAGAGTGAAGGAACTTTGCTCATTGGTAGTTCATTAGGTATAGGGCAGTACTCAGGTTTTCAGGACAACGGTGGCTCCTACGGCTTCAAGTACTTTAGCCCAGAGCTGTCTTTTGGAGACCCTTCTAAACTTAAGTTCCTCAAGAAGCTCAGACCGACGATAGTAGGAGGTAGTGGTTTAAACGTGTTTTTAAAGTGGGACTACGACTTCGGCTCTTCTTACAACGCAGCGTTCCTAACTTTAAAGGACGAAGCAAAGGCTGAGTTTGGCATAGACGAATACACCGTAGGTCAGTTTTCAGACGGTGTTTTGACTTCCAAAGAAGCCATTAACACTAACGGAAGCGGCGGAACTTTGAGTATTGGTATGGAAGCCGACATTAACGGAGAAGAACTCTCTTTACAAGAAATAAACGTACTTGCACTGGTAGGTAAAACAATATGAGTAATTATACTAAACTGACTGACTTTGCCGCCAAAGATACTTTGTCTGCTGGCGACGTTAATAAAATTGTTAGGGGGACTGAGTTTGAAACTGAGTTCGACAACATTGCAACGGCAATAGCCACAAAAGCAAACACTGCTGGACCCACGTTCACAGGGACTGTCACAATACCCGCGCTGACCTTTACTGGAACACTGGCGACTGGGACGATTAATGGAGGAACTTACTAATGCCTTTTAGTCTTACAGATTTTTTAGCGTCACTTGGGGGAGAAGGAGGCACTGCGGCTAATACTGCTGCTGCTTTAGGCTTAGGGACTGCGGGATTAGCCCTTGCTAACAAAGGGTACGAAGACGTAGGAGCAGTCGGCGAACGTGCTTTTTCTGAGTTTTCAGCAGAAGGTGGTTTAGCAGATAAGCTCTCAGGTATGCTGGAGTTTCAACCGTACACTGTTACTTCTGCTACTGGTGGTCAGTTCGGCATGTCACAGGACCCAGAGACGGGTCAAATGTCGTACAACCTCGCTACTTCTCCTGAAGAACAGGCTTTCCAGCAACAAGCCATGAAAGACGCAGAGATGTACTTTGGGCAAGCAAGGACACCTATAGCGCAACGTGAGCAACAGGTGTACGACCGTATGCTTACGGCTATGTCTCCAGAACAAGAGCGTCAGAGGCTTGCTTTGGAGCAACGCATGGCTTCTCAGGGAAGGCTAGGGGTCTCTACAGCCCAGTTTGGTGGTACTCCAGAGCAACTAGCAATGGCTAAAGCTCAGTCGGAAGCCCAGAACCAAGCCATGTTAAACGCTATGCAGTTTGCAGGACAAGAGCAGCAACGACAGGCCCAGTTAGGCACTGGTATGCTCTCTGCTGGTTACGTGCCACAAGCTCAGTTGCTCAATGCGTTGCAACCCGGAATGACCACAGCAGAACGTCAGAGACAAGCATTGTCAGAGCAAGCAGGAGCATACGGTGAAACTTACACTACGGGTCTTGAGGCATTGCTTCAGTCTGCACTGGCACAAGCCAATATTGCCGGTGGAGTAGGTGGCCAATTAGGTTCAGCAGCCCTCGGCGGCTTGTTCAAATAAGGAGAACACGTAATGGCTAAATTTTCACAACAGTTCTTGGCTAACCTAGGTAGGCCACAAATGGCAGAAAGCTTGTTTGGCTTAGGTGCTACCATTGGTGGTTTACCGGGGCAAGCAAAAGACCAACGAAAGAAGCAAGAGTTTAACCAGTTGATGCAGCAGATACAGGGCGCACAAGGCTCTGGAGACTTCACAAGTATGAAGATCTTGGCGCAGCAGTTGGCTACTATAGATCCACAACAAGCAGATAAGGTGATGCAGGCTGCTCTAGCTGGTGAAGTAAAACAGCAACAAACCCAAGAAGAAACACAAGGGACTAGGGCTGGCGCACAAATGCTAATGACTGAACTACAAGACTACGCAAGTGACCCAACAATTCCAGAGCCTTTACGTAGGCAGTCAGAAAATTTTCTTAGGGCAGCAGCCACAGCAGGAGACAGGGCCTCTCTTTTAGAACCTCGTGTTCAAGAGTTAAGAAAGCTTATAACAGAATCTCGTAAACCAAAAGAAATGAAGGTTTTGTCGGCTGGGGCGGGTCTTGTTGATCCTGAAACAAACGAAGTTGTAGCTTCAATGCCTTTTAAACCGACTGCTACTGCAAAGCCTACTATTAAAGTTATTAAAGGCGATAAGGGCGATCCAAACATTCGTGTGTTTACAGACGGTAAACTAACTGAAACAATCAGTACTGTCCCAGCGGGAAGGGCTTTAGAAGAACAAGAAATGGACAATGCGAGAATCTCTCAGATAGTCAGAATTAAAGGTGATTTAACAGAGCTAATGGATCCTGAAGGGAAATATTCAGGATGGACAACTTCAGGAGTAACTGGTCAAATATTAGGTAACTTTTGGGGAGGCTCAACAGCCTACGATAGAAACAGTTTGATGGAGTCTGTCAAAGCAAGTCTAGGTTTAGAGGCTATCGAGGCTTTAAAAAAAGCATCAAAACAAGGAGCTACTGGTTTAGGACAAGTTTCTAACTTGGAACTTAGAGCTTTACAGTCAGAAATAGCTACTTTAAATATAGCTCAATCAGCAGATGCCCAGCAGGCTTCTTTACAGAAAATTTTTAACCACTTAGACAGAATACAACAAGTTGCTTCTGGTGTTGTTCCTTCAGACGCTATAGACTGGAATAGTCCTGAGTACATGGCGGCTGGGTACGCTAAAGACACAAAGACAGGTTCTATTTTTTACGCTCCTGAAGGACCTCAAGGAACTAAGTATAAGTTTATAGATGGTAGGTTCCAAGAAATAAACATCGATTAAGAGGATTATCATGTCTAACGATAAAGAAGCTTTTGAAAGAGCAATGGGTTACCCTCTTGTCAGTGCCGCAGAGAAAGAACCTGAAGACGATGTAGCAGCTTTCAATAGAGCAATGGAAGTAAGAGAAGTTGTTCTTGCGAACAAGCCTGATGAAGAAGAAGGTCCTACTGCTGTAGAGCAAATATTTGTTCAACCGGGTCAGCGGTTTGTTAAACGTGTTGAAGATATTGGGGGAAGAATAAGCGAAAGTGTTGAGGACAAGCTTAGTCCTTCTCTTAGGCCTGCTGAGCTAGAAGAGCCAACCAGAGGAACAGGCTTACCTTCAGTATTGCTACAGAGCATAGGTGCTCCTGTTTCGCTTGCTTTCGATGTTATTGGAAACACTGTTGTAGTAGGAGCAACAAAAGCTATTGGTTTAGTACCGGAAGGCGCTAAAGAAGGTGCTTTAGAGTTCTTTAACCAAGCGGCCCAAACAGAAACAGGGCAAAAAGCTATTGAGGCTTTGTCGTCCGGTGCTGAAGCTTGGGAAGAATACTCAGAGATGAACCCTAATGCTGCTGCAAACTGGACATCTCTTTTTGATTTACAATTTGGTCTCCCGAAAAGAATTATTCAAGAAGCTTCTCCTGACCTAAAACCTATTAAAGTAACTGAAGTAGGTACTAGGAAGACTACTTCTGCTTTAGCCGGTATTGACAAAGACGTTTATAATATAGCTTACTCAACTCCTAAAAAGTCTATTGAACAAGCTAAATTAACCACAGACCCCCAAGGTCCTTTCAGAGTCCAGCAGCAGTTGGCTACTACTGAGCAGTTAGAAGTTGTAGATGAGTTGATAACAGCAGGGGTTCGTGGGAATAGGACCTTACAAGAAAACTTAAACAGCACACAGAAGTACTTAGAAAAGCTAGACGCCTCTATTTTAGGCATGGCTAGGAGAAGAAAAGCAGGTCTTATTGACACCGACAGACTAAGACAGTTAGTGGTTGAAGAGTTCGCGGAAATTAGAAAAGGTAACCCAACTATTTTCAAGAGTGATGCTTCTGTCAAACACTTGAAAGAAGACTACGAAGAGTTTTTGTCTATACTTAATGAACAAGGAAACACTTTTGAAGGTCTTTTTAACGCGAGACGCATTTTCATGGACAGGATGGAGAGACGGGGTGTAGACGCTGGAGGAAACCGTTTAAACGCCGCAGTTCTAGCAGCTAAGGCAGTAAGGAAAGCAGGCAATAGGGCTATGTTTGATGTTGTTCCTGAAGCTGAGCAGCTCCTTAAAAGACAGAGTAGGATATTGAGCGTTCAAGACAATATGGCCGTTAAAGCAGCTAATGAAGCTAAAAGCGCCTTGGGTAGATACATCCAAGAATTAGGACTGCATAAGTTGGTCGCTGATTCAGCCTTGAGTAAAGTAGCTAACGCTGGTTACGCTTTGGGGATGGGTATTGTTGCTTCTCCTTATGTCATACTTAAAAGAGCCATGAAATCGACAACGCCTGCAAACATTAGGGCTAAAGTTTCCTATGCTTTAAAGGATGTTTTAGGAGAAATAGAAAAAGGATTGGCTAGGACTAAAGACCCAGTAACCAAGAAAAGCTTGTTAGCTCAGAGAGCAATAGTCTACTCATCTTTTAAAGCAGCCGGTGAGCAGATTATAGCAGAATCCGAAGGAAGGGCACAAGAAGAAGCTTTTCTTGAGAGGCAGAGGAAAGAAAAAGAAGATAGGGACAGGGAAATAACTGAGTCTGCTGCTGAAAGGCAAGAGCGTTTAAAGGCTTTTGGTTCAAGAGAAGACCGTATGTCTGCTCTAGGTTCAAGAGAAGACCGTATGGATTCGATTGGGAGGGGTTTTGTAGCTAGGACAGACGCTTTAGGACCCAGAGAACAACGAATGGGTTCTATGTTTGGTATTTAGTAAACAGAGTAAAAACAAAGGGGGCCACTTAAGACCCCCAGTTCACTCTAAATCTCGCAACTGTTGCCAACACAGGCCAACTGCTGCGACCCTTCGGTCATGTCAGAAGCCTCTGAGATGTTCCAGTCGATAGCCTTGGGAAAATCCTTGACTAAACTCTGGTACGTCTCTAGGTCCACAGGCTCATAAGGTGCCTGCTGGTACGTATGTTCTGAGTAAGGTAGAAAGCTTATGCCGCTAACCTTGTCGAACTTGTTGTACAACCACTGCCCCACCTCTAGGAACTCATCGTCCCTGTAGTAGCAAGTCATGGACGGCTTGTGTTCACACCAGTAGTCCTGATACATCTCC